TCCCATAGTAACCGCCATAGACATCACGGCTAGACAGCCTGCCCTGCACATGATGCAGCACCTGTTGATCACCCAGATAGATCGCTGCGTGGTTCGGCAACGGTGAAACCAAATTCATCAAAATCAAATCACCGCGCTGCACCTCCTCAAGCAGGATCTTGCTAAACCCCTCGGCAGCAAAGTTGTCCATATACAAGTTCTCCCCACGATCCCAGAACTTGTCGCGGCGGTCATAATCCCGCAGCTGGATGCCGTACTCCCTTGCGTACCAGTCGCGCACAAGGGTGTAGCAGTCCACAACGCCAAACACAAACTCACGTCCCACATACGGCAACTCAAAGCCAGCAGGCTCGCAGTAGCCCCAGCCTTCAGTGTTTGGATTGACGATGAACCACGGCAGCTCTGACTTCTCGCACGCAACGCGATCAGCCGTTGATGGCTCAGGGTTGGTTTTTGGATGACTGTGAACAATCGCCACCACCTCGCCCTGATCTTCTACAAGGTCCCAGCCACTGAGAACAAAGTGCTCGTCTGGTGTTTCGGCAATGTTCTGGCACGGAAAATACTTGCGCCGTCCTTTAACGACAGCAATTAATCCGCAGCACTCGCGTGGTGTTTCAGCTTTTGCGTGCTCCAAAATCTCAGCCTTCATGGCTGACGACAGACGCATCACTTGGTCAGACCCGCTCCAGGGAATGACCCAAATGGCAGCTCAGCGTTTTCGCCAAACCGTAACTTGCAGCTAGCAACACGCTTGCCGCAAACATCCTGTGCTTCAGTGCTGACCTCGTTACCGTTTACATCGTAATAATCAGTGCCGGTGTAGCTGCACTCGCTGCTGCGGTACCTCCACTGACAGATGTTGGCGATGATCTGACGACGAGGAATCTTTTGGCCAGCCAGGTCAAACTTGCTTGCAAGCTCAAACGTCACGCTGTCCCGTGTTTCGCTCGACTTACGGTCGATGAACCAGCGTTCATCAGGAAAGCGAGCGTTTGGGTCAGCTGTTGGATTGTTCACCACGACGTTGAACTCAAGGTTGTCGCTGCCCTGTGTAACCAGAAAATCGTCGGCTTGAGTAATAGCGAGCTTGCTCGAACCAAAGTTTTCACTGTCTAAATACTTGGCCAGCGTCCGAATACGCCTTACCTCTGCTCCACCAAGATCATTGCCTGCAGTGGTGGCGTTGACCAACAAAAGCAGTGCCGTGATGGTGCTGCTGAGGTTGCTGACAGTCAGTGTTGGCCGTGGCAGGGTTCCAGTATTCGTGTACTCGAAGCCGTCAGCCTTAATTGGAACACGCGAATAAGTGTTCGAGGCGAAAACGATGTTGCTCTCGCCAAACTCGTTAGTACCAGCATGGAAGTAATAAATGTCATTGCTGCCGTGCAACGCTGAATCCAGCCGCAGCTGAAACAGCTCAATAATTGCGCTGGGGTTGGAGATTGCAAGATCGCCATACGTTGCTGAAATTGCAGTCCAAACACACGTCCCATCAGTAACGGTGTCGCCAGCAGAGCTGGGCCACCCAGGTTCTGAGCTAGCTGACGTACCAGCAGTGGTACAACGAAAAAACAGACCGGTGCCTTCATCGCCGGTAGATCGACGAATGTCACCGACAGAAAATGCGGTACTAGCTGCCCAAGCTGCTATTGCCATTACGGTTCAAAGACTTGAGTGAATGTAGTTTGAATTGTTGCCAGGTTTGAGTAAGGCAAGGTTTTTGTCCAAGACTTGCAAATCCACTTGTAAGTGTCAGTCTCGTCAGGTGGCGACCATTCAAATGCTGCATTATCAGCAGCTCTTGCGTCTAGGAAAGTCTCAATAGTGTCAGCGTCAGTCTCTGTCAGATTGCGAAACTCAAGCTGCCATTCTTTTGGGTTTTGGTTAATTCCAAAACTCAACCTGGTCTGATATCCGTCCCCGAACTGAACAGTACGGACATTCGGCTGACTACGCTTTTGCGCTCCGTAAGACGGATCAATAGAAGGAAAAGTGGCCATTAGCTTGCGAGTAAGCCTCCAGGACGCTTCTGCTTGATCAGTTCCTGTTGTACTGCAATGCCAATCGCTTTGCCTAGCTGGTTGGCTTGACTTGCGTCACCTTCAACAGAAGATCCAGCAGCGTCAACATTCACGGTGATGTTGCCCATGGCAGCGCCAGACGCCTCAACGCCAAGCTTCCCGTTTGATCCACGGCGCAGCGGCATAATTGCTTCTGGCCCAGCTTCACCCATCAAGCCAAAACGACCAGCACCGCCGCTGGCGTACTGGAAGAACGTAGGCCTACCAACGATGCCACCCTTGGCGTAAGGCACTATTTTGTTCTTGGCGAAAGCCATGCCATTGGCAGCCATAAGACTGACTGAATCAGGCATAGTCGTCGGTGGTGTCATACCTTTGACAACACCACCATTGCTAAACCCAGCAAGTCCTAAGAACTTACCTGCACCTGGAATAACTGCGGCAAGTGTTTGAAAGAGCGCCAAGCGAGCAAAAATACGAGCTAAATCTGCAATCAGTGAATTTGCGAAATCACGGAAGTTACCTTTGCCAGTCGCCACGAAGTCAGCGAAAGCATCGCCAAACTCTTGAACAGCCTGCACCCCACGCTCAGCAAGTGCTTGGTTGACATCTAAGGCTGCCTCGAAAATTTCCTTGAGGCCATTCTTAAAAGTCTCCATAGGGCTTTCAGCCTTATTCATTGCAGCAACAGCCGCTTCAATTTTTTCTCTTAACTCGTCAGCGTTATACACACCTTGTTCCACCAAAATGTTGAACTTCAACATCAACTCGTTGACCTTAATTTGATTTAGCTCTTGCTGTAGCTGCTTGTCATTGAGAATGCCTTGCTCGCCCTTGGCTTTGGCTAATAGCTCATTCAGCTCATTTTGCGCTCTAGCCTTGTTCTTGGCTGTCCTTGCTTGCTTTTGCTCAAGAGCAAAAATTTGATTTGCTTCTTGATTATTGATTTTTGCAAGCTCAACCCTTTGCTTTTGAGTCGGCAAAGCTTTGGCCGCTTCCCTAGCCGCGTGAGCAGCTGCCTGAATTTGCTCTTTCGTCAGCTCAACGTCTCTGCGACGCAGGCCAATTTGAGCAATCAATGCATCGGCTTTTTGTTTGCTGATATCTTTTACATCAGTGCCGCTAGGATCGTCAGATCCATCTGGGGTGACTGGGTCGTATTTAAATTCCTCTCCTGCTTTATCTTTTTTCCTGACACGAGTAATGTCTGCCAGCTGCCCTTGCAGCCTTCTAAGCTCTCTTTCAGCAGCCTGTCTTCTTTTTGCTTTTGCAGCACTAGCCCTGGCTCCACCACCGGCTTGGTTGTCAGCAATAATTCTTTTTTGCTCAGCAATCTGCGCTTTAACAGTCGAGATTGCCTCAGCCTTTTCTGCCCCAGTTGCTCCTTCCGCCGCTCCAGCCTTCTTGACTCTTTCTAAGGCATCAGCCTGTCCATTGATTGCCTTGTTAATTGCATAAATGCCGGCAACAATACCTCCGACAGCTGCTATACCCAAGAAAATTGGGTTCGCAGCCATTATCGCCGTCAAGGCAGCTGTTGCTGAGCCTGCTGTCACTACAGCTGCTTTGAATGCAATTATTCCTTTAACAACAGCACCAATAACAGCGCCGGCCGCCATTCCCGTAAGAGCAGCAAGAATTACATCAAGATTTTTGGCGACAGGCACAAGTGCCTTGGCTAGCTCTTCAGCCGCCTTGACGGCATTAGGAGTAATCTCCTCAATAAATTGACCAAATACATTTTGGAACTCAGCGCCAGTGTCCTTTAATGCATCGCCAACGCTCAACTTCATGTTGTCAAACGCAACTGTCAAACGAGCGCCAGCTTCTTCGTTAGATGAGGCTATGTCTTTTGCCGTACCATCAAACTCTTCTCCAAGTTGTCTAATAAATGTCATCAACTCGTTCAAGCCGACAGTGCCCGCCTTCAAATTCTTTTGAAGCTCAGGCAGCGTCATCTTGTTCGCCTTAGCGAACAGTGTCACAGCGCCAGGCAAACGCTCACCCAACTGACCTGAGAGTTCTTCTGCACTGACCTTGCCCTTACTGAACACCTGCACCATTGCAGTAATGGCGCCTCGCACATCTTCTGTTGAGCCGCCGGTAGCTTTGATTGCGGCAGTAACGTTTTGGAAAGTAGTTGCGGCATCAGCCACAGGGCCACCAGCGCCAGTAACAGCTGCCGTCAAACGTGTGATGCCAGCGATTGCTGCCCCTTGTGGGACGTTGTAGTTCCTAGTTGCTTCAGCAGCAGCATCTAATGCCTCGGCAAAATTAGCCTGACTTGCTGATGCACCTTGCTCAGAACGAGTAACACCCTCAAGAGCAATCTTTAGCTTGCCAATCTCAGCAGAATATTCAGCTGCTGCTCCTAATGCCTGTCTAATGCCACCAAGCTGTGCGCCAATTGCTGCGCCTGCAAATGCACCCTCAACACCACCAAGTGCAGCACCACCAACTGCACCCAAGGCACCCTCAGGTCCGCCAAAAATGCCGCCTGAAATAACAGCACCAGCGACCTGAGTCGCTTGGCGAGCACCACCCCTGCGCTGATTTGCAGATTTAGCGCTTTTGCCCATCTGGGCATCAAGTTTGGCAATGTCTTTTGTTAGTTGATTAAAAGCTCGACCGCCGATCTTTGCTTCATCACGCAACGCTGAAAGGGCAGTCCTTTGAGCATTGATGTTTGAAACGCTTTTTACGCTTGCCTGTCCCTGTGAAAGTATTTCTTTCCGCAGTGATGCGATCCTAGGCTTCGCTCCAGAGGCGCCAAGTTCTAACCTCTTGAGACTGCCTTTAAGTTTTTCAATTACCGCTTGACTGCCAGCGTCCTTGAACTTGAGCTGGATGGAAAGCGTTTCAATTGGCTTTGCCATCA